TTCCATAGTCACCATCACCTTGATTGTCTCGGTAGTGTGAGGCTAGTTCATCTAACCACTCTGCCTCTGCTTGGTATTTTGATGAATGGTATCTAGCTTCAACAAGTTGCTCTGCTAGTTGCTCTCGTGTATAGTCTTGATTGACGATGTAGTCAATGCTTGATTGTTTGAATCTTTTCATGATGTTAAGTCTACAATTAGTTCTACGTTTTCTATAACTTCGAGTTCTCTGTCAGTACATATTAGTCCGTCCTTTACGGGGTATATGTTAGCTTGTATGCCAAAATCCTCTCCGTTCTTTAAGAGTACATCACCGAATACGTTGATGTCTATGTATGGGCATAAGCTATCCCATATATCTCTGCTCTCTTCGAAGTCGCCTGCGGGTATCACTAAGTCCCCGAATAGTTTTGATTTGATTAGTAATGATTTCATGATGTATATTTTATTGGTTTATTTCAATTAGTTTTCCATTCACTTCTTCGTATTGGTACTCGCTCTCGTCTTCCCATGCAGTCCAAAAGTATTCTTCTAATCCGTAACTCTCATCTAAGATATACTCGTCTGACGCAGAGTTAAATTCCTTGTCTCCCCAAGAACGTATAAGGGTAATAAGGTCTTTCTCATACTTTACACATGTATCATCATGCACAAGGTATCCTTCATTCATTCCTTCGCCCGTTACTGAGCATTGTCTAGCGTACTTCATAGTTTCTTTACTTTTACTGATTGCATATCGGTATCGCATTGCTCAAGTTCTGCCTCGCCTAGCTTATCCCATATCTCATAGTACGCCTCGTTTTCAGTATACAAGCCGTCTAACTTGCCTAAAGAGTCGCCTATCGTTATTCTTTCAACGTCTGACGGCGTATAGGTGTCAGGTAGATTTACCTCGATTGTGGTAGTGTATGAACGCACCACTTCTATTTCAAATGTTTTCATGTTGATTGGTTTTCTTCATGGTATAATTCGTATTCTTCTTCAATTTCATCACTATCAATGTACTCTTGTAAGTACGGGTGTATTATCCAATCATCACTTGGTTTGAATAGTTTAGCATCGGTATAACCGCCTCTCACATCCGCACCTCCATGTATTTGCAAGAGTAGGTACGTCTCACCATCCATCTCTAGCCACGAACCTTGCAACACTTGAGACAGGTCGCTATCCCCGTTGTAAGTATTGAATTGGTATTTGCTTTCCATATTGATTAACTCAAGGAAGTCAGCACCTGCTTGAGATACACCCCAAGCAAAATCACCATCCCAATCTTTGCAGTCAGTGTTTAACTCGTTGAACTTATCGCAAACGTGATCGGATTCAAGTTCGCTTAGGTAGTGAAATACTGAAACGGTGCGCTCGTATTCGGTGTGTACCTTCCCATCTTTGTCAGTCCATTCAGACTTCTCAATCGTTGCCTCTAATTCATCGTCAAAGTCCTTAATGGTCTTGGCTTGATTGCGTTGCCACATTCTACCATTTGCTCCTCCACTATCACACATGTGAGTGCCTGTGTTTTCCATAAGCATAGCATACACTAGCTTTTGTGTTTCTGTAAATTGTTTCATATCTATTAGTTTATAGCATTAGCACTCTGAGGTAAGACTTTAGCAGTCTGAAGTAGTTGTACTGATACATATAGTTTATGTGTTTTAGCTTCATATTCTTTGCAACGTAAACTTTTTTTCTGATAAGTCTAGCGATTCTGATAATGATTAATTTCTTCATATTAATTAGTTTTATTTGCTACATAGTTTTCTGCTTGCTCAAGCGTTGTACATTGAGGTACACTATCGTAAGTATTGTCAGTGTACCATAATCTATTAAGTTCAGGAGCGTATCTGTGTCGCTCTAATCCCATTATCTTTTTCATTTCTTATTGGTTTACAAGTTTTACTAATTCATCTAGGATAAGGTATGTGTGGTCGCTTGGACAGTCGCACTCTTCAAAGTGATTGCGCTCATCGTCTATCGTGCGGCTAGCTAATTCGTTTACGAGCGCTTGTATTTTTAATGTATTCATTTCTTATTGGTTTTAATCTTGCATTGTTAACATTCTAATCGTGTGCTCCTTTTCCGATATCATTTGCTCTAACAATTTTTGTTGATGACTCGACAGAAGCACTCCTGTTTGTTTGGGGATATTCAAAACGTCATTCAACAATGTAACTTCTTGCTCTAGTTGTTTGATAACTTTCTTCATTTTTTATTGGTTTTATTCGTTGTCAATCCCAAGTGTTTCACAAATCCAATCTTCCTCGAACCATAGGATATCGTTTAGTTGCGTATCCGTCATCCCATCGGGGTATAAGTCCTCAATCATGGATTCAAAGTCATCTTCTTTGTTATTATCAAGGATTAGCTGCTTGGTGCTTTTTGCACCGCTCCACGCTTCAAAGTTTCTTAAGCTCAGGTTGTCGTTTACTATTTTCATCTCTTATTGGTTTTCGTTACCATACGCAACAGCATAGCAACATGATTATAACTAACAGCGTCATTTCTAAAACGCTAGGGTTGTTGACATTATTATACATTATCAAAATTAATTAAGTCGAACTCTGCGCCCATATCTAGGAGCGCTTGCTGTAGTGCGATATCTTGTACGTTTGGTAATTGGTTTTTACTCATAATTGAAAAAGGTTTTTATTTATTAAATAGTGTACTCAATACGATTTTAATTTCATGTGCGTCGGATAGGTCGGCGTAGTTCTTATCGAATAAGTCTTGCGCTATGTTGTTAAGTATTTCTAGCATGTTTCTTTAAGTTTAATTTTAGGGTATACATATTCATTTATTACTCTTAATACCTTTCGCTTTTGGCGGTCAGTTAATTCTTCATACTTGTTGCTATGTAGCTCAATAGCTAGCTTGTTAAGTGTATCTATAGTTTTCATATCTATTAAAATTTAGGGCACGGCTTTACACCGTGTCCGTTGTTATCGTGTGGTCTCCACTAGCCCGAGTATCTCGGCGGGCTCGTATGTTGTCGGCGCTTATGCTCTCGCTCGGCGTCTTTGGTTGCGTTGCTCATCTGCTCGCTCGATGCGGTCAGAGTATGCACACTCTAGGCGGTCAGTGATGGCTCTTGCCCTCGATGACTTTTGGCCTTTGCTACTGCTGTAAGTCTTGTTAGAGTACTCACGCCTGTAGCGTTTGTCATGTAGTATGGTGCTTAGTACTTTCATTTGTTCCTTTGTTTCTTGGTACTAATATACGCACATCACTTTGATAAATACAAGTTTTATCCACACTTTAACATGGATTTAACATATTAGGCGATATATAGACAATTGACGTTAACAAATGTTAATGGCCTTGCACAGGTCAAAAAAAAGTTGTATAGGGGTACAGATGTGAAGACTTGTTAAATAGTTGCACAGGTCAAATAGTTTTTGTATAGCGCACCCCGTCGGGGGTGGCTCGCCAGGTTGAACGGTTCAGGGGTGGGATTGTCACAGACTTTTTTGTCTTTGCGTTTGTTAACAGAATAAACTTGGATAAGTCGCTGTAAAGTTGTAAGGGCAAAAAGCTAAAAGTTTTGACAGGTAGCCAAGCATTTGCAGGGGGGTGGGGTTGCAGATGCGTTTGGGTTTGCGTGCGCCAACGGCTGTAGGTATGTATAATCCCCAGGATCTGTATAGCTGATATTTTTTTTAACACTTCGTAAAGGGTGTTTTCATTAAATTTGCTGTAACAAACAATTGAATATGACTTGTATAATAATATTTTTAGTGTACGCAATATTAGCAATTGCTATGACGTTGTGGTGTAACAAAACAGAATCGTAGGGGAGGCACCTAAAACGTGCCGACCACGAAGATTCTTTTTTTAGGACTTGACTTTTTAAATTTTTTGTAGTAACTTTGCTACGACTTTAGTCACAACCATATGGCCAAAGGTCTTAAGGACTTTGACCTGGGTTGTTCAGAGGTAGATTACGTAAGTAAATTAAATATACTCCTACTACCGATTAGAGTCTTATATTACTTGTCTAGTATATGATAAGTAGTGACTAGGGATAGCTATATAATTAAATTAAATACATATGAATAAATACATACTAGAGATCCTAGAAGACAACGAATGCCTCGTTGCCACTGGATTTGATGAAGCCCTCATAGGTTTCAGTTATGGGTTAGAAACTAAAGCTGTCTACGATATAGACCAGGTTTTAGATATCCTTCAAAGAGACGATGGGATGACTCGTGAAGATGCCATGGAGCATTTCGATTATAATATTGCTGGGAGTTATGTAGGGCCAAAGACACCAATCTTTGTTTACTGCACTGATCCTACATTTACAATAGAGGGTAGCGATGAGTGATCAAGAGTTTAAACTAAAGAACGTTCTTAGTAAAGAACAAATCAAAGCTTTATTAAAGGCGCATACGAAAAGCCAGCTTCTAGAAAAAGCTATCGCTTGGGAGATTACTGCTGGTCAATACAAAAAACAATTAGATGATTTGCAGGAAGATTTTGCAAGTATGGATGGTGTTGACCTTGAGGAATATCAAAAGTCTGTAGATAAGAAACGTGTTGAAGAATTTTTTAAATTGAATAAAGATGAGTTACAAAACGAACAAGACAACAAAGAAGAGAGTTGATTCTTTGCTTTCTAAGAATGCATCATATCAAGCAGCTAATGTTTGTATGACGAACTCTAAGACAAAAAGGAAAGAGATCAATAGATACTGTAGGGTAAACTTTATTAACCCTATAAAAGATATCGACGAAGAATTTTACTCACGAATTAAAGATGCGTACTAATGGCTGAATCAAAAGCAAAAAGTATTAAGCAAACGATATACGCTTTGCGTAATGGAAAGAAAGTTTACTGTAGAGATCTCCAAACCTCATACCTTAACATGAGCAATACAGAAAGAAAGCTTCTTAAGTCTCTAGTTAAGAATAGAAGGCGGGAGTTGCTTCTTACGTTTGCAGAAACTAACGCTAACTCTTTATGGAACGAGATATCTTTATACGATAAGTTTATGTATCTCTTTACGCAGAATGAAGCTTACAATATAAGCAGATACTATAGCATTCATGGCGATTATGTGTCTGGTCATATGTATTCACCGTATTAATATTATATGGTTATATTTGCGATGTGGGCAAAAGAACGCAGCCATATAAACTAGGTTTCCCTAAAAGATATTTTACACAAGGGGACGATAGTGCTGGTTCTGATGAAACACATGCAGCAAAAATGAGAGCACGACAAAAAGCATACGAAGACGGAAAGAAGATCGACTTAAGTTTGGTCGCTAAAAAAGGTGGGAAGGTTTCACGTAAAGCTTTGAGTGCTGCAGTAAAGAAAACTTTACAAGCTAAAGCTAAGAAGTCAGGTAAATCATACGGCACTTTAGCAAAGGTGTACCGCAGGGGCCAAGGAGCTTGGATGTCTGGCGGTAGTAGAAAAGGTATACCTATGGCTGCTTGGGCTATGGGAAGAGTGAATAGCTTTATTCGAGGATCTAAAAAACACGATACAGACTTATAATATGAAATACGGAAAAATGCCAGGTGGAGGACACCTAAAAATGAATAAAGGTGGACGCCTTTACGATTACATGAAAGCTGGGGGTAAACTACCTATGGTGAAAAATGATAAGGGCGAAATGGTTCCTTTCTATGCAGCTGACGGTAAGGGTAAGATGGAGTATGGTGGTAAGACTATGGGGCACGGAGGCATGAATGATGGAGAGCCTATGCTTGTTATTAAAGTCGGTGAAGACGGAATGAAGTATATGGAAAAGGGTGATAAGGTGAAAAAGCAAGAGGGAAGTGATCCTGAAGATAGACCAAAAGGTGAGATATATTTTGACGTAGAAGCTGGTGGTTTTTTCCAAGTACAGGAAGGTCAGCAAGGAACGTTCTCTACAAAAGTTACAAAACCAGGTGTAATATATGATTACATTGAAGAGAATGCAGGTAAGGAAGGTGTAGGTTTAGCTATAAATGGTATTGACGAAGAGACATTGAATAAATATGTTGGGCTACGAGGATACAAAACTAATCTTGAAGGTAAACCTATTGATGGTCAGGGTGCTGTAATAAGTGAAGACGAGCTAGCGGAAAAAGGAGTTTTTATGTCTACTTCAGGAGCGGGCACTTCTGCTGGTAAAAAATCTGAAGTCATGGCTGTTATAGAAACAGCTTTGAATACTGGGGATGCAGGTCTTATGGGGCTTGTTTTAAATCCTTATGAGGATAAAACAAAAAATGTAATATCAGGTGTTACACCTTATGGTAGCGATAGGATTCAAAATACAAGAACGACTAAGAATGCAGAGACAGGAGAAGTAAAACAAAGAGGTGTTACTTTTCGTTCAGGAAAATCTGTAACAGACAAGGAAAGTGGTAGATTTGGAAGTAAAGTTTACGAGCCATCTGAAATAGTTTCTAAACAAGTATTTTCTGAAGATCAGAATAAGCCTGGAGAAACTATAACTACTCCCGAAGGAGAAACTATTCAGGTAAACCCAGACGCTGTACAAACGCCAGGATTCGGTGAGGGAACTACAAACCCAGGACCAGACGCACCTCCACGTACAAGAGAGGAGGGCGCTGTGCCTTATCAAATGAATTTTGGGGGGAGAATGCGTAGAGCTAATCAAGGAGCAAAGATGGCTAGACGTACTGTCTTTAGATTCCCTAGATCATAAGTACAACTGCTTATTGCGTACTCTTTGTACAATTTTGTAGTCTTCACCTTCTTCAACAATGATGTGTACTAAAGTTACTTTTTGAAACTTTGAAGTCTTCATTGTTACAAAGTAAGCACCTGGCTTTGTGATATTAAAGTCTATTGTTTTCCCTTCTCTTATTAATCCTTCACCAGTAAAGTCTGCTGCTTCGTAGTTATATCCTTTGTAGTAGTTGTCGCTTAAGAGTCCAAACATCCACATAGAGTCTTCTACTCCTTTTAGAGTTACGTCAACGTTTGTTTCTTGACAGAAAAGTGTGCCGCTAAATACTAGGGCGAGTGTTAAAAATAAGTTCTTCATAGCTTTTATATATTTGTGTTTGATTCAAGTATATGGTTTTTATTTAATACGAGTCAAGTTTTTAAATGTTTTTAACAAATGAGGTACGGTAAGAAAAGTAAAAAATTAAAGGAAGGCGGCAAGCTAACCATGACAAACAAAAGTGTTAAGGTAGACGCCCCTGAAGGATATCACTGGATGGAGGAGTCTGGAAGATTTTACCTTATGGAAGGAAAGTACCAGCCTCATGACGGCGCTGTAGAAAAAGCTAAGTTTAAAGTTGTGACTCACCCTAAAGGATTTGCTGGCATGCTTATAGGCCCAGCTTTAGGTCTAGCTAAAAAAGCTATGTCTAAATAACAATCTGCTCTAACCCCTCTAGCTTTCTATAGAATTTTTGTACTGTTAGCCTAGCACGTTGAGATATAGTATATCTGTTTCTGTAGTTTCTTCTTTCGTGGAATAGAGCTTCAGAAAAAGACATCTCATTGACTTTGGTTTTGTCAAAGGCTTTTTCTATCCACTCACGTTTCTGTAAAGGATACAGAATTTTATTCTTGAATTTACGTTGGCTTTGATACAACGCATCAGCCATATGGTTGGCTGTAAAAAACTCGTAGTCGTACATAAATATTAAAACGTTGATCTCGTTCATAGTAAGATCTGTGCTATCAGATATGTCACGTATAGCGTGTTTGTAGTACTTCATGTAGTTCTTTCCTACGTACCTATCATTTAGATAACTAAACTCTCGTATCTTACGTCCTTTATGATATCTACTCATTTTATTATATTTGCTGTAAAAATAAGAACATGGGAACTCTTTCTGGAAACGCAATAAAAAATACTTATCAGGGCTTATTAAAAACTACTGATGCTGGCGCACTTACGTCTGTGCTAAAGGTAATAGAAGATGGTACTGGAGTGGATAGTGCTTTATCACTTTCTACAGCAGCTGTTAAAGTCGAAACTTTAGAAATTAATACTGTAGCTTCTGGCTCATCTAGCACTGTACTTGTTTGGGACAGCTCTACTAAAGCAGTTTCTAAAAGAGCTCTCCCAATATTTGATCCTATAACAACTACTGTAACTGGCGCTGCAGATCCTACGATTACAATAGCTGATTCTGCAGGAAACTCTACTGCAATTCAATTTGCTGCTGGTAGCGGTTTGTCTATAGCACAGTCTGCAAATGTAATTACGATTGGAAAGGGTTCGGAAACGATAAATACCGTTTCTGCTACTGGCAGCCTTACTGTAGGTGATTCAGGAAAGCTTATTTACATAGATGCTACTTCTCTCGGTTCTGGAAGAATTATTTTACCAACATGTGCTGCTGGACTTTATTTTAAGTTTGTTCTTACAAGCGACTCAGGTAGTCCTTTTAAAATATCTACTAGCGATCACAGTGCAACTACGGATACAACAAATTATTTCTATGGTACTGTAAGTACTATTAGCTTAACAGATGACAAGACAGCTTCGCAAAGAGTAACTTCCTCTACTGCCGCAGCTGCTGAACAAAATCATGACACTCTTTCTTTTGATGGGGACTCTGCTACAAGCGGAGGTTTAGTAGGTGACGTTATAGAGCTTTTCGGGACAAGCACTACGGCTTGGTTGGTTAGGGCTGTAATAAGAACAACTCACACAACTCCATCAAGTGTAGCAGTAATAGGCGCTTCATAATGAGTAGCAAGCACGACGCCATAGAAGAGATAGCTGAAGTACTAGATACACTCAACGAAATTATATCTAAGTACGAATTAGAAGATGAGTTTGCTTATGTGTTCTGCTGCGCTGTACCTGTAGCTACTAATGTTTTTGAAACGGAATACACGGCAGGATACTCTTGGAGTACAGAGGGTAAAAAAGAGTTTGATGCTATAATTACTATACTAGAAAATGCTTACCACAGCCGTGATGACGGGAAGTGGGAGTTATTAAATAATATATCACTAAATTAAAATTAATTACATATGGCAAACATTATCAGAAAGATAATTGTTGGCCCCAATCCCAAAGACGCTATGGCTTATTATGTAGGCATGCGTGCAGGTGACGGAAGGGTGTCAGCTATTATGGAAAACGAAAAGTCGTTGTACAAATACAACGTCCGTAGATATGAGGTCTTTATAGAAGATCAAGATTCTACTTACCTTTGGAAAACGGTTGAGAACCAACCAGTATTAATTGAATATGATTGTAAATTTGAATAGACATGAAGGCTGTATACCATTTTATTGTAAGTGTCCCAAAGAAAGTTGAGGACACTTTAAAGGTTGGGGATAAAGAAATATTCCTAGAAAATAAATTTAACGAGTTTGAGCATAGGATTTCCTACGGAGAAATTATCACGGGACCTATGAAACACCCAGAGCTACAGTGTAAGCCTGGCGATACTCTTATATTTCATCATCACGTAACGACAAACCCAGCTCTAAACTTAGGGGACAAAAGACACCTTGTTCTTTACGATCCAGAAAACGGTAGGATGAGCCAAGCTATAGCTTATAGAGAAAAGGATTCTGGTGAGTTACATATGCTTTGTGACTGGCTGTTTGTTTTGCCTGTAGATGAAAGGGAGGATGATGTCACTGAAAGTGGTATCATAACGGAACTCGCTACACAGAAAGAGTTGGCTAATGAAGCTGAGATATATATGCCTCATCCTGAGTTAGAAGCTCAAGGCGTAAAGCCAGGAGACATTGTGGTTTTTGATAAAAACTCTGACTATAAAATAAAGCTAGATAATGGCGATGTAGTTTATAGAATGAGAGTAGACGATATAGTATATGCCAAAGTTCACGACAGCGAGTGCAGCTAAGAGGCTTATGACCTCTATGGAGCAAGCTATAGATAATATGATCAGCGAGATTAAAAAACCCGTCGATCAAGAAATCAATGGTAGTGCACGTAAGGCTGAGCTTCAGTCTATAAAGCAAACTGCTATAGATTGTAAAGAGCTTCTTATAGAGCGCCAGAAGCTAGAGCAGATGTTAAAAGATCTTTCTAGCAACGGAAAGATAGAAGAAGAGGTTGATTACAGTAGTGGTTTTGCAGAACGTTTTTCTAAAAAATAAACAATGGCAGATTATAAATGCAGCTGTAACGATACAGTTATAAATAAATCAGGTGTTACTATTAAGTTTGTAGAGGGGAAAGGTATTATCCATGATGTCCTTTGCGATGAGTGTGGAAAGTATATGGAGTTAGCTAACCCCAAGTCTGGGATAGCTAGTTTTAAGTCTAACCGTTATGGTAAAACGTATTGAGTAATTTAATAAACATAGAAGAATATAATGAACAAGCTATTAGCATATGCCCCGATGATACGCAGGGTGAAGTTGTCACAATCAGTGGTCTACACATTATGCTTCCCAAACAACCAGCCGATTCCGATATTGCCTTCCACGACCTTCCGCAGGAGGATCAATATTGGAGGCGTCAAGAACTACCCAAAGAGCTGCTTAGGATTCGCAGCATGGACGAGTGGATGGAGGCGCCGAGCGAGTTTAGAAAAAGGTTTCGTCCGTATGTCGAAGAAGAGTATAGACGTAGGCGTCAGGGTTTTTGGTTTTATAATAACGGCACACCTACATATATATCGGGGCGTCATTACATGTTCCTACAATGGTCCAGAATAGATATAGGCTACCCGTCGTATCTTTCTTACCAACGTGAAATCTATTTACACATGTGTGCGTGCGAGTCTGATCCTCGCTGTATCGGTCAGCTATATACTAAGTGTCGTCGCTCTGGCTATACCAATATCTGTGCTTCTGTTCTTGTGGACGAAGCTACACAGGTTAAAGACAAGCTTTTGGGGATCCAGTCGAAAACAGGTAAAGACGCTCAGGAAAACATCTTTATGAAAAAGGTGGTCCCGATTTTTAAATCGTACCCTTTCTTTTTTAAACCGATACAGGACGGTACAACAAACCCACGTATGGAGTTAGCTTTCCGAGAGCCGTCAAAACGTATTACAAAAAACAATAAAACTTCTGCAAAAGGTGAGGCATTGAATACGATTATCAATTGGAAGAATACCACTAACAACGCATATGACGGGGAAAAGCTACACCTATTGTATCTTGATGAGGCAGGTAAGTGGGAAAAGCCTACCGATATAAAGGAGGCTTGGAGGATACAAAGGACTTGCCTTATTGTAGGTAGAAAGATAGTGGGGAAGTCTTTAGTGGGTAGTACAGTCAACCCTATGGACAAAGGTGGTAAGCAGTATAAAAAGTTATGGGATGATTCTGATCCGTGTATGCGCAATGCTAACGGAAGAACCGTTTCTGGTTTATACAGACTATTTGTCCCAGCATACGATGCGTTAGAAGGATTCTTTGACATCCACGGAGATCCCGTTATAGAAGACCCTAAGTCTCCAGTAGAAGGTATCGATGGAGAGGTAGTGGCTTTTGGCTCTAAGACTTTTTTGAAAAATGAAAGGTCTGCTATGAAGACTGACGCTAGGGAGCTTAATGAATTTATCCGTCAATTTCCCTTTTCTCCTGAAGAAGCTTTTAGAGACAGTATAGAAGGTAGTCTATTTAACATAGGGAAGATTTATGAGCAAATAGAAAACAATGACAACTTATACCCTAACCCTGTTGTTCAAGGAAACTTTGTGTGGGTAGATGGAAAGCGTGACGGGAGGGTTGCGTTTAGGCCTATGGCTGACGGAAGGTGGAGGGTAGCTTGGATGCCTCCATCAGAAATGCAGAACAAAAGAACTTACGAAAGAGGAAAGCTTGTTGCGCCAAACGCTTCATTCGGTTGTGGGGGCGTTGACTCCTACGATCTTGACGCTACTGTTGATGGAAGGGGGTCTAAAGGTGCGTGCCATTTGTTTAACAAGTTTAATATGGTGCACCCCTCTAACATGTTTGTTGCAGAATATATGAGTCGCCCACCTATGGCTAAAATATTCTACGAGGATATACTTATGGCTTCTTTCTTTTATGGGTATCCTTTACTTATTGAGAATAATAAGTATGGTATAGTACGCTACTTTGAGGAGCGTGGTTATGACGGATATGTTTTAGATAGACCAGATCATTTAAAGTCATCTAGTTATAGTACCAATGTTAAAACAAAAGGCATCCCTTCTAACTCACAAGATGTATTACAAGCTCATGCTCAAGCTGTAGAAGATTACATACATCAGCATGTTGGGTATAACGAAGAAGGTGATATGGGAAAGATGTATTTTAATAGAACGTTAGAAGACTGGATTGGTTTTAAGATAAATGACAGAACCAAGTATGACCTTACCATAAGTTCAGGCCTTGCTTTGCTTGCTGCACAGAAAGTAAAGGCTAAAGAAAAAAGAACTAATTTTGAAGATAAGAAGTTTTTCAGGAGATATAAGTACAACTCTTCAGGACCCTCAATTATAAAAAAGTGAAAAACAGTATATTTGCAGATATGACAACTGAAGCATAATGGAGTACGGACAAAGTAAAGGAACATACGGCAACTTCCCAGATCCATTTGCAAGTCCCGTAGAAAAGGCTTCAAATGATTATGGACTAAAGTACGCTAAAGCTATCCACGGGCAGTGGGGCTCTGGCGAAGACTCTTCATCTCTACTAAACCGTAGGATGTATGAGTTTGAAAAAAATCGAGACTACGCTAACGGAACTCAAGATACATCTATATATAAATCAATATTAAACTCTCTTGATCCGAACAATGGTGACGGAACTTTATTGAATTTAGATTGGTCTCCAGTACCTATAGTACCAAAGTTTGTAAAGGTTGTTGTAAACAGAGTTCTTTCTCGTAAACCATATCCAGCTTTAGAAGCTATCGATCCTGTATCTAAGCAGGAAAAAGAGAAGCAAAAGGCCAAGATAACTTCTACGATAAAAAACAAAAAAGATTTTACCGAAGCAAAGCAGTTAGGTTTGTCTATGGAGCTTGATCCAGAGAGTGTGCCAGACACAACAGAAGAAGCTGAAATTTTCTTAGATGAAAATATTAAAACCAGTGCAGAGATAGCTGCTCAACTAGCTACGTCTTTAACTCTCGACTGGAACAACTTTGACGACAATATATATAGACGTTGCGTTGAAGACTTAGTGGTATGCGGTGTTGGTGTTACTAAAAGAAACAACGATCCTAATTACGGTATTACAGAAGAGTATGTAGATCCTTCTTATTTTGTCCATAGCTATACAGACGATCCCAACATGGAGGACATTGTGTATGCAGGTCACGTAAAGCGTATGTCTATTATGGATCTAAAGCGCATGGCGGGTGATGATTTTACTGAGAAGGAGTATGAGGAAATGGCGCAGAAGGTTATGCATAAAAGCTATAACGATTCTGGAAAGTTTGCTAGCGGAGGTTACGATAGGAGTGGTAGAAAGATGACGTATGGGTATGACGATTACCTTATAGACGTATTGCAGTTTGAGTTTAAAAGCGTAGATGAAGTTTACTACGAAAGCAAAGAGTCTCAGTTTGGAAATGTAGGTTTTTACTTTAAGGGTAGCGAATACAAGCCAGTTAGTGATTCTGTTTACGACAGAAAGCCATATAAGATGGATGTAGAAACCGTGTATGGAGGTTGCTATATTGTTGATACAGGTAGGCTTTTTAATTACTCTCAACAAAAGAACATACCTAAAAACGTTCACGATCTTTCTAGAGCTACGTTGTCTTACAGCATAGCTTGTACAAACGTTAGGCGAATGATGCCAAAGTCTTTGGTAGGTAGTGTTACTGGATTTGCTGATCAGCTTCAGCTTACTCATTTAAAGATTCAACAATCTATAGCTAAGGCAAAGCCTGATGGATTGATTATAGATATAGAAGGGTTAGAAAATGTACAGCTAGGTAGAGGTGGTGAGCTTAGTCCTTTAGAGATACAGGATATATACGAGCAAACTGGTGTTATGTATTACCGTTCTAAGAACCCAGAGGGAGGTTTTCAGAACCCCCCGATACGTTCTATAGACAATCAAATACGAAATATAAATTCGTACATAAATCTTTACAACCATTACTTACGTATGATTCGTGACGCTACTGGTATTAACGAAGTTATGGATGCGTCAACTCCTAAAGGAGACGCTTTGGTTGGAGTGCAGCAGCAGGCTATTGCGGCTGGCAATAACGCACTGTATGATATTACAAACGCCTCTCTTGTTTTGTACAGAAAAGTTTGTGCAGATATTGTAAAGTGTTTGCAAATTGTTCCAGAGGGATCTGTTCTTTTTTCTGTATATGAAAAGGCTATAGGTAAACATAGCATGGAAATTCTTTCTTCGTTTAAAGATTTACCTATGTATAACTTTGGGGTAAGGGTTGTTAAAACAATGTCCGACGATGACCGTGTTTTCTTAGAGCAAAACTTACAGGCTTCTTTAGCACAGAGAGAAATAGATCTAGAAGACGCTATGGCTGTGCGTCAATTAAAAGATATAGACCAAGCTCAAAAGCTTCTTGTTGTAAGAAGAAAAAGAAGAGTTAAGCAATTGCAACAGCAGCAGCAGCAGAATATGCAGGCACAAGCACAAGCTAATGCTCAGGCAGCTCAGGCAGCTTCGCAATCTAAGCAACAAGAGATGCAGATGCAGGCTCAGCTAGAAGCTCAACAGATCCAGCTTAAAGGTCAGGTAGATGTGCAAGTAGCTCAAGCTATGCATCAGATGAGTATGCAGCTAGAGCAGTTAAAGGCTCAAATGGCTGGAGGCTCTCGCTCTGGAGAGCAGATGTTTAGAGAGAAGCTAGAAACGATGAAAGACGACAGAAAAGACAGCAGGGTTAAAAAGCAAGCTGTAGAACAATCTAAACTTATCTCTCAAAGGAAAGGTGAGCGTGCCCCCTTAGCAGATGTAGAGTCTGACAATCAAGATATACAAAACTTTTTACAATCAATGATATGAGTTCAGTAGTAAACCTAGATGTATCCAAAAGATTAGACGTTACCTGCAGAAAAGGCGATACGTTTTCTCTTGTTATAAATGTCACTGACGCTGCTGGTGCAGTAGTAGATCTTACTACGTACTCTTTTAAGATGGAGGTGCGTGCTACAGATACCTCTGAGGACTCTACTATAACAGATGATCAGTTAACTATTACTGGTACTTCGCTTGGTGTCATTACGATTACTATATCATCAAGTGTTATGGCTGTGATTGCTAGCGGGCTGTACACATACGATCTGCAAACTATAGTGTCTGGTGTAACCCAAACATGGCTTCATGGCGTGTTACAAGTAAATGAGGATGTTACAGTATGAGCGATATAAATTTAAGCATATCGACAGGCACTAATGTGCTTACGCAGGCCGTAGGCAGTGACGAGGTAAACTTAGCTTTATCTAGCACTACCAATGTGCATACTACAGCTATACAAACCCAGAATACTTTATCTGTAGATGTCGGTATTGGTCCACAAGGACCACAAGGACCTCAAGGAGAAACTGGTGCTACTGGTGCTACTGGTGCTACTGGTGCCACTGGCGCTACTGGTGCAGCAGGTGCTGCAGGAACTACATTTACAGCTGGTGACGGCTTAGACTTGACGACAGGTACTTTATCTACTGACTTAAAATCTGACGGAGGTTTAGTTATAGAGTCAAATAAGTTAGCTGTTGATCTTGGGGCTTCTTCTATTACTGGAACATTATCAGTTAGCGATGGAGGTACAGGAGCTACATCTTTAACAGATGCTAATATTCTTATAGGCAATGGAACAAGCGCAGTAGAAACTTCAAGTCTTTTAACTTTTACTAGCACTGCTAGTCTATTGCAAATAACTGGAATTGATGCATCTACAGCGCCAACTTTATCTTTAAATAGTATTAATGATGCTAGCGGTGGTGGTTTGTTGCTATTTTCTAACCCTTCAGACGGAGCAAATAGCGATGTGTTAGGAACTATAGAGTGGAATGGGGATGATGCTTCAGGTAATGCCAATCAAGATTATGTGAAAATAGTAGGGTCTATTGCTGAGGCAACACATGGTCAAGAAGGAGGAAAGCTTGAGCTTAAAGTAGCTTCTCATGACGGAACTTTAGCTAATGGTTTAGTATTACAAGATGGAAGCGCTAGCGGTGAGGTTGATGTAACTGTTGGTAATGGGTCTGCTTCGCTTACTACGGTAGCTGGGAATCTTTCAGTAACAACAGGTCTAACATTGGGCACGGCTTTAAGTGTTGCCAATGGCGGTACAGGAGGTACAGATTATACATCAGGTCAAATTCTTGTTGGAAACGGAACTAGCGCTGTTCAATCTTATTCTAACTTACATTTTGCCCCTGCTGGGTTCTCTAGCTCTGAGAAGTTAACATTAACTGGCGCTGGCTCTGTAGGAGGGCCTACTTTTGAACTGGACAATACTAATGCTAGTAGCCTTCCTTGTATTATACGACTTAAGAAAAGCACTTCAAAAACAGACGGATTTGATATTGGGTTGATAGAGTTTACAGCAAGCGACACTGGTGACGGCATAAATAATTATGCTAGGATACTTGCTGAGATTGAAGAGTCTGATGCTGGATCTGAAGGGGGTAAGCTTAGCTTACAAGTAGCTTCTCACGATGGTCCTGGTGGAAACCTTGAAAGCGGGTTGATTCTTGTAGATGGCGATGCTGACGCAGAGATTGATGTAACCGTAGCTAGCGGAGCTGCCTCAATTACTACGATATCTGGAAACCTAACAGTAACAACAGCACTTAAGCTGGGCGGTCATGCTGTTAATGATATAGATTTAGCGGGTGAGTTTGTAGATTCTGATGAACACCTAATGACATCTGCTGCTATTAATGATCGTATCGCAGCTGTTGCAGGTGGGGTTAGTGTTGCCGATAGCAATGCTGACACTGATTTTCCTGTAGTGTTTCATGACGAGTCAAACAATCTTTTAGATGATACATCTGGTTTTGTTTATAATCCTCAAAGTGGACTTTTAGACGTTCCTGGTGGATTAAAACTAGGCGGCACAATAGAAATAGGTGGTGCGTTAGATACTACTATAGCTAGATCAGCTGCTGGTAAAGTTACTATTGAGGGTAATGAAATACAGACAACAAATGTTCACCATCACTTTCTTAACTCTGGTTTTTTCTTAAACTTTCCTTTTGCTAGATACGTACCTCTAAATGGAAGTATTAGTGAACAAAATACATCTACATCTTCACCAGAGTATACGCACTTTACATTTCCTTACGACGGGTTTGTTAAAACCATTTGGTTAAGAAGCGAAACTGATATGGGAAGTACAGAGGTAAAATTGTATGGAGGCACAGCTGGCAATCAAGTTAGTACAGCCAAAGGAGCTCTTACTGATAGTGTTGGTGCAGAAGCTACCGTAGAGCTTGATTTTACTTCTGTAACAAACACGTTTGTTCAAGGTGAGTCTATGGCTATCAGGATAGATCCAACTGAAGATCCTGATGGTGGTCAAAACATGACTATAGAACTAGTGTTTAACTTAACAACTTAATACTATGGCATTACAAACCGCAAAATATACATCTATACACACTCAAACTGGTGACGACAAAAACAAGCTCAAAGATGAGTTTGATGCTGGTCATGCTCAAAGGCTAGCACTAATACCTGACAAAGAGCCTTTAATCTCAGCTATTATGTATCAGGTTGGAATGCTGCAAGAAGAGCTTGATTATCTTAGAGGTCTAATAGATACTAACAACGATAAGACTGGTATAACAACAAGTCAAGCAAGCGCTATTACAGCCAACACAGCTAAGACTAGTATGACTTTAGGAACTAGCGGGTCTACGGCTTTAGCAGGTGATACTACCACAATATCTACAACTCAAGCTAACGAGATAACAGCTAGCACAGCTATTGGTAGTAAACTTAACGTGGTTACTAGGGTAGCTGACGCAAACAAATCAACAGCTATTACTTTTGGTGAATTTACTACAACTGTTTCAGGTAAAACAACTACTTATAGTTTACCTATAACGGTAGTAGAAACAGACACTAGCGGTAAGAGTCCAGTTACAACAACTAAAACAGGGTCAATAACATTAACGTAATGGAAAGAAAATCTTATCTACTAGTATTTTTATTCTGGATACTAGCATCATGCATGCTAGGCCAAGGAAGCTGGTTGGATGTTCAGGTTCAAACAGATCAGTATGCTGGTGAAAATTCGTGGCAAATACTTAGCGATTCAAATATTGTAGCCGTTAGCCCGCCACTCCAAAACAGCACTTTGCAAAACTATATGGTGTTTTTGCCATCGGGGGACTATGAGTTTGTAATGATGGATTCTTTTGGAGACGGTATATGTTGTGAGTTTGGAGAAGGTTGGTATAGGATAAGCAATACATGTGGGTTGGATACAGCAGTATATGACTTTGATGCAGCATTAGACACTATACCTTTTACTCTTAATCCATGCACACCTCCTCTTCCTGGTTGCACTAATCCTATTGCAAATAACTACAATCCTTGGGCTAATACTGATAACGGTAGCTGCAATGTGTTTGAATGTGATTCTACCGAGACTCTTGTTTCTATGAATCTTACACTAGATACATGGCCTGGCGAGACTGGCTTTACATTGGTTAACATAGCTGATGGTCAGCCATATGATCAGGTTATTCCAGGTGAATTTGACTTTGGAGATCAAAATGCTACATACACTTACGATTTCTGTGTTAGCTTAGGATTTGAGTTAATCTTGGTAGATGAGTTTGGGGATGGGTTAAATGGTTACGCTTCAGGTGGACAAGACGGAGCATGTGTTATAACGTCTTGCGATAGCATCATATGGGAGTTAGAGGATCTTGCTTTTACAGAATTTGATGGCGGCAATACAATGTATTCAGGAGCTATATTCCCTGACCCGTGTCCTCCAGCACTTCCTGTTTATGGGTGCATGGATGATGATTATGTAGATTACAACCCAGATGCTGAGTTGCCAGATACTTGTGAAACACTACACACTTGGGGCTGTACAAATTCTGAAGCACTAAATTACGACAGCACGGCAACGATAGCAGATCTTGTTGGTCCATGTACCTTGAATATTGTGCTTGAAGATGACGCAGCTGATGGGTGGGGCAACTCTAAGATAGGTATGGTGCAGGGAGAACAGCAGTGGCTATTTACTGTAGGGCCTGGGGAGTTTTATCAATCATGGGATATTGTGTTGGACTCTGATGAGGAGGTTGATATATATTACTTCCAAGCTGGTAACCAGCAGCAGTCATCTCAGGAGCTTGCCTTTCAAACGCTTCACAACTCTGTATATGTTCTTAACGAAGCTGGAGATACTTTATTGTCTGAAGGCAGTAACCCATTTATAAACAACGGACAAGGTGCCCTTCAACCATTTACGGGGCCTAACTGGACGGTATATCACTTTACGCCATACTGCGGTGATAGTTGTATACCTTATGTATATGGGTGCACTGACGAAACAGCGTGTAACTACGATGATAATGCTAACACAAACTCTGAGTGTAATTATCCAGTACAGTATTACGACTGTGAAAACATGTGTGTCAATGACTATGATGTTGACGGTGTGTGTGATGAGCTAGAAGTTGCAGGCTGTCAAGACCCGTTGGCATTTAATTACAACCCTTTAGCAACAGACGCTGGGGATTGTGTGCCAGTAATTTTTGGATGTACTGATCCCACACAGTTTAATTATAATGCAGAAGCAAATACAGAAAACGGAAGCTGTATACCTTATATATATGGGTGTATGAATCCAGATGCATTTAACTACAACCCTGATGCTAACACAGAGCTAGAAGACTCTTGTATAGAGGTAGTAGTAGACTGTATGGACCCCGATGCTTTTAATTACAATGAGCTAGCAAACACTCCAGATGAAGAGGTTTGCTTATATGATGCAGGATGTATAGGAGGTCCTGGTGAGCCCTACTGGCTAAACGATGGATGTTATGCTTGGATTATAGATATAGATCCTTACTGTTGTGAAGTTGCTTGGGATGAAACCTGTGTTGATTTGTACTCTTACTGCGAGCAGGGTTGGCCACAAGGAGTATATGATATACACGATGTATATAATGTATACCCTAACCCTATAAACGAAATATTAAATGTACAGGCACCCTCTGAGTCTTTGACAAGCGTTTACAATGTCTTTGGACAGATCGTAATAGAAAATACTATAAACAAAACAATAGACCTCTCACACCTTTCAAACGGTGTGTATGAGGTCGTTATACAACACAACTCTAGAATTATAAAAAAGAAAATTATAAAGTCATGAAAATAGATTGGATTAACAGCTGGAAGGCTGGCAACAAAAAAGAAAAGTATCATTTAGAATGGAGGCTAGGAACGGTTACTGTTCTAGAAATACGTTACGCAAAAAGCTTTAGATTTATGATTCTAAACTTTGGGTTCGAAGTGTAATGAAAAAAGAAAGGGATTTAACGATAATTACTTATGCTTTAATTATGATTGTAGTATTTATACTAGGATCATCACTTGAAGCTAAAAGTCAAACGCTAAAAAAAACATTTAAGTTTGCTACATTTTACGCTGCTGTAAGTGGTGGTAATTCTGTAGCTGATGATAATCTTTATTCTGTTACAAACGGATTGCAGGCTGATATTATTGAAACCCCTTTTGATTACTCTTTTACTTTAGGCGTTAGAAAAATTGCAAGGTTTGGTTATGAAAACAGAGCCAACACTTTTTACAACGGAACCGAAAGATCTTACAGTGATGCAGCAAATGTCGGAAAAGTAAAAGGATTTGAGTTTCTTTTCGAAGCCGACTGGCGCAGACAGCAAGGAAGGCAGTTCTTAGATCAAGACTATTTCTTGCGTTATGTAGCAAAAAATTGGATAGCTAAAGCCGAGTACTTACAAGACGGTTTTGCTGATGTAGAATACTTTGAAGGTTCTCAAAGGTTTAGGTTAAATGTAAACAGTAAGCTTAGTTTTAATGTTGGTGTAGCACAGCGTATATCAGAGCCCTATGGATACAACCCTTTGGATGAATGGGTGTTGCCTAACGGTAACTTGCACTACACAAGCCTTGCTTTACAAGAAGGGTATACTGTTGATGTTCAGGCTGAAGAGTACTTTACTCCCAGCGGAGAGCTTATAGCCAATAGTTCTGACGTTTGGGAACAAGTTGTTGTCCCTCAAGTCATAGACGATTACGTAGATCGTAAGCGCAGTGAACTGCCCAATCAATGGAACTACTCTGTTGTTTTAGGTTACGACTATTATCAGTTTACAAAGGACTTTTGGCTGCATTCTTGGGTTAGCGTAATGCCTTATCATTTAAAGACGGAGGGTGAATATTCTTATTTTGAAACCACTAACGGAGAGCAATGGATCGATTACGGTGCAGGCCTTATCTTTGGGTGGAGATTAAACAAGAGTCTTGGTGTTTTCTTAGAAGGTAAATACAATAAGTATTGGAATCGAGAATGGCATGACTTTACTGTCGGATTAAATTATGTAATACTGTAATGGCTAAACAAATTGGAGAGGATACTAAAGTAACACTAGACCTAAAAACAATAGGTATGGGTGTAGCGGGGCTAGCAGCTCTTATAGGAATGTGGTTTGCTTTGCAAGCTGATATAGCCTTAGCTATGGAGCTTCCCGAACCGACAGATCCAGAAATTACTCGTATGGAGTTTGATATGAAAGATCAACTTGTACGACAAACAATTATGACAACTCAAGAAGATGTGTCTGAATTAAAAGAAGATTTAGACCGCATCGAAGAAAAAATAGATAAACTGAAATGATGAATAATGAAAACTGCTCTACTGTCTGTATTATCGCTTCTATCCTTGTTAATGGTGGTGCATGTATCTCCTCTGGAGAGTGCCCCAGAAATTAATCAAGACGGCATATGTGTTGCTGAGTTTAACGCTTCGTTTAACTCTCAGAACAGTGTGCCTTGGATAGAAAAATTAAACGACTGCACAACAACTCGTGTAGACATTGCAGATGCTCCAGAATTACAGATGGAGCACAAGATCGTCGTGGTACCAACAATCGTTGTGTTCAACAACGGAGAGGAGGTGGATCGCTTCCAGGCGAATATTATGATGACGATGGAGGTAAATAAGTCTGACGTTCAAGGTGCTATTGATGAAATTATAATGAGCGACTTCTGATGGCTATAAAAGACAAATTAAAAAAGCTTGGTCTTAAAGGAGTTAACAAACCAAAGCTCACAAGAAACCACTCTACAAAAAAAGCTGTAGTTCTTTCTACAATAGGGCCTGGGCAAGAGGGAGGAAAGGTAGTACGTTTTGGTGATCAGAAGATGGGGAACAACTACAGCCCTGAAGCACGAAAAGCTTTTAAGAGTAGACACGCAAAAAATATTAAACGTAAAGGTAGTGCCGCATATTGGGCTAACAGATTTTTATGGAAAGCAGGAGGGCACAGTAAGCGCCCACCGAAGAGTCAGAAGAAGACATTCGGTAAAAAATAAGATTTCCTAGATTCCCTATATTTGCACTATACAAAAGAAGAAATTAAAATAAGATGGCAACATTAACATCAACATTATCATTATCAAGTTCAGACATAACTAGTGACACGCTGTCTTTATCTACCAGCACACCGTTCACATGTACTCATACTAGCGGCATAGCCCGTAAGGCGATTACCTCTACAGCTGTAGGGACAGCTTCGGGTCAGGTGACTATAGACACCGCAGATGAGTTCGGTTCTCCTAGCATTATATATATAAAGAACACTCATGACTACCATGCTAGTGATAATGTAATATACTGTTATTTTGATGGCGACGGCACAGATACGCATGTGTTGCAACTACATGGTGGACAGTTTGCATACATGCCAGGCTCAAGTGATCTAAGTCTCAAAGCCTACACATCAACAAGCGGAACCGTGGTTGAATTTGCGGTATTTGGAACACTAGCTTAATAATTAAGAAACTATGGCATTTGATATTATAACAATAAACCCAACAACGGTAGACGGAGCTCATGCAGCAGGAGATGTATTTTTTAATCTTACATCGATTACTCTTCCTGCAAGAGCATGTAAACTTTTAAGTGTTCACATGGAGGTTGCTAACGGTGGTGGAGAGGATGATACTAAGCTTGGTATTTTGTTTTTCAAAAAAAATACACAAGCTACTTTAGGTACTTTAGATGATACAGCTGATATTGGTCATGCAGACTTTACCTCTAATAAATATATCGGTCAATCGTTTTTAGCTCTAACAGATGCTGGTGCAGGTTTAGACAATGATGTTATAGATACTACTGCTTTGTATTATCCTTCTGGATCACAGCAAAAAGGAGCTAATAATAGTGGTGAAGGTCCATTTATCCCTTTGATACTTAAAGGCCACTCAGGTTCTTTTGAAATATTTGTGGCTGGGGTTGTTCATGTAGGAGCACCAGACTTTGACGGAACGGATAACGTGAAGATCCACCTTCATGTAGAGTACTAAAACGTATATAAATAAATTTAATGTAATATGAATAAAGACTTAGAAGAAGCAATGGCGTCAGCTGGCTTCGCTATTAGCGATGCGCCACCTACGCAAGAAGCTCCTACACAGGAGCCACAAGAAACCGAGGTTCAGGCACAACCTGACGCCGAGGTTTCAACACCTACCCCAGAGCCTCAGCCAGAGACTCAACAGGTAGAAGCACCACAGGCAGAACAGCCTGTACAACAAGAAGCGAAAGCAGAAGACATAAATGTAGACCAAGAGGTTCTTCAATTCCTAAGCGAAAGGCTGGGTAAAGACTTCGATAGTTTTGATTCTATTTCTGAAGCTATTTCTTATAAACCCGTAGAAATTGATGAGCGTGTAGCAGCGATCAACAAATTCGTCGTAGAAACTGGTAGAACACCAGAGGAGTGGTATAGATACCAATCATTAGATCCATCCGAAATGGATGAGATGTCCTTAGTGCGTTTGCAAGTTTCCGCTGAAAACCCTAGTCTTACATCTGATGATGTAGCTCTGTTACTTAAAAACAAGTACAAGCTAGACGAAGATTTTCATAGTGAAGACGAGATAAAGTTGTCTAAGCTTCAGCTTAAGATGGATGCGGAAAAAGCTCGTAAATCTGTTACAGAATTAAGATCTTCATACGAAGCTCCTGCAACAGAAACGGGCAACATGGATAGTCCTATCGATGAGGATTGGGTTAAGAGTATGTCTGCTAGAACAAATAACTTCGGTTATCTAGAGTTTGATTTACCAGGAAACGAAACGTTTAAATTTGGTATTGATGACAACTACAGAAAGCAGCTTGTACAAAAAAACTCAAAGCTTGATGAGTACTTCAACGATTACGTAAGTGATTCTGGAGATTGGGATTTTGATAAGCTCAATGCACACAGAGCTCTTGTAGACAATATCGACGGTATCATTTCGTCAATCTATAACCAAGGATTGAGTGACGGTACAAGAGGTGTTGTGTCACAAGCAGCAAATGTTGATGCGAGCAGACCAAATATCAATCAACAACCAGATCAAAGAAATAAACTTGAAGAACAATTATTAAGCGCACTCGGAGGTAATGCTGGCATGACATTTAAAGTATAACTACAAAAATTGTAAATCATGGCTATTTCACAAAGCTCAGGTAGAGAGTTTACTTTTGGATCTGCTCCGAAAGGCGTTAACTATAACGCTTTTACGTTATCGGATCCTACAAAGTATACGTCTCTATACGACTTCATTAAAGAAGTTAACGCCCCAGACGTACGTGCTAAATTATCAAAGACTTTTGGTAATCAAGGCATTTCTGGATTTTTACAAATGACTGGAGCTATCAAGTCTAATGGGACTGCAGATAGTGTTCAGTTTTTCGAGGAAGCTCGTCTACACCAGGTTCAAAGAGGAGTCCTTGACGGAGCTCTTTCTGTTGCTGATCACGACGTTCTTACTTTTGACGGTTTAGTAGAGGCTGACGCTTCAGGCTTTACTGACGCTGACTCTAGTTCTTCACTTCAAAAGGTTGTCCGTAACGGAGACATTCTTTTATTAAATGGTGTTGACCGTCTATTGGTTACTAATGATGCTGCTTCAGCAACTTCTTTTCAGTGCACACCATTGACTGCAGCAACTGTTGCCTTAGCTGACAATGCTGTTGTTGACATGCCGATTATAGGTAATATGTTCGCTCAAGGAACAGATCAGCCAGGTGACTTTTTAGAGTCTAACGTTGTTAAGAGAACTAACCCTTACGCTATCGTAAAGGAGTCATACGAAGTTTCTGGATCACAAGCTACTAACATCGGCTATATCGATGTAGGTGGTGGTGACTACCGTTACTACATTAAAGGAGAGTCAGATACTCGTCAGCGCTTTATGGATAAGCGTGAGATGGTAATGCTTCTTGGACAGAAGGTAACTAACACTGGAGATATTACTACTATTGAAGGTACTGAGGGATACTTCTCAGCACTAGAAGATCGTGGTATGGTAACTTCAGACCTTATCGGTTCTGCTGGTCTTACCGACTTAGACGCTCTAATTAAGGAGATGGATAAGAACGGATGTCCTGCTGAATACGCTGTTTACTCATCTACTCGCCAAGACCTTCTTCTTGACGATATGGTTGCTGGTGCTGGTGCTGGTTCTAACGTTACTGCAGGTGTTGCTGCAAGCTTCGGAGCTTTCAACAACGACAGAGACATGGCTCTAAACCTTGGGTTTAAGTCTTTCTCTCGTGGCGGATATACGTTCCACAAGAACAGCTTCAAGCTTCTTAACGATCCAACACTTCTTGGTAGCGACGATGTTCACAACAGATTAGCTGCTGGTGTGATGATTCCTCTTGCTAACGTAGTAGATCCACGTTCAGGTGAAAGAGCTCCTGCTCTAGAGATGAACTATAAGTCTGCTGGCGGTTATGATCGTGAGATGGAGCACTGGGTAACTGGTGGTGGCGTTCTTGGATTCACTAACGATACAACAGATATCGCTAAGTTCCACTACCGCTCAGAGTGTTGTCTAGTAACAAGAGCTGCTAACCAGCACGTTCTTATTCAAGGAACTGTTTAATCTTTTAATTGCTAGAACATATGAAAACATTTATATTTCACTCAGGCGCTATCGACGGTGATACTGCTACAGAAAATGCTGCTGCAACGCACAATGATTATGTGGTAATTCCACAGCATAAGTTGACTAAGATGGCTGCTACTAACGGAGGTTTAAAATTGTACTTCGATGATGCGAAGGACAAGGAAGCTCTTCAGTCGGGTAGCGATTCGAAGCAGGCTTTCCCCAAGCTGGTTGTTACTCTTACAGTAGCAAACGCAAGCATCCCTACGGCTGCTGAGCGTATTGCTACGCTTATGAACAAGTCTAAAACTGCATTTATTAAATTTGATGATGTTAATTCAGACTATGATGTTGAGCAAGTAACGGCTGTTAGCATCCTGAATACTTCTGATTCTGCTGCTGTTTCGTAACAGGCAATCTATTTTTGAAAGGGGGAGGGAATGGCTCTCCCCACTTTCTCTTTTAATTTAATACGATTTAATTATGACACAAGAAAAAACTACGGTACAGCGAGGCCGTCCTATAGCTCGCAAAGAGACTAGCCCTGCTCCAGAGGCAGCGCCAAAGAAAGCTGTAAAAGCTAAGAAGGCTACCATTAAAAGAAATATTCCTGACACCGAAAAGCTACCTAAAGTTTATGAAACACTAGGAAGAAGAGGTGGTATATTTTTTAAACTAAGAGCAAACAGGCTTACTGTATTTGATGATGAAACAGGTCAGAGAAGAGCAATTAGATACTGTCCAGGAGAGCCATCTATTTATGTGGACGAGCAGTCAGATCAAGCTATAAGAGAGCATGTTATTTTTAGAAACAAAATGCTAATTGTTCGTTACGATCAACCTTCTCTTAGAGAGTATTTAGATAAACATCCAGACAACGCTGTAAATGGAGGAGGTGCATTTAGGCTTGTTGACAATAAAATTGATCATCAAAAGGATATAGATAATGAGTTCTTGGTACACGATGCTATATCTTTAATCAAAGCTAGACCTATAGAAGAGTTGCTGCCTGTAGCTATGTCATTAAACATAAGCACAGATCAACAAGACCTACAGGTAAAAAGAGCTTTAGTTATGTACGCTCGCAAAACGCCACAAAAGTTTATCGAAATGTTCGATAACCCACTTGTTCACGCACGAACTAGCGTTATGCAAGCCATGGACTTCCAGATCATATCAGAAAAAAAGGGAGTAATTGTTTGGTCAGATACAGGAAAACTCGTAGTTTCGGTACCTGTAGGACAAGATGCAATTGACACGATGACACGCTTTTGCTTGACAGATAAAGGTTCATCTGTTCTCAATGAAATAAACAGGCAGCTCGAAGAGATTGCTTAAATACATTTCACAAACTCATAGCTGAGGGTAAAAGGGGGCACTGCCCCCTTTTTCTTATATTTGCCATACAACTATAAATCTAATGGCAAGCGTAAGAGAGGTATATAACGCATTAAGCGATTTAGCTAATAAAGATGAGCGAGGGTTTGTTACTCCTACGGAGTTCAACTCTTTTGCCCCTATAGCACAACAGAATATATTTAACAGGCTGTTTCAAGAGCTTACTAGTGTAGAGGCTCTACGTAAAAGAAACGTAGATCCCGCAAGAGATAAGTCTAGAAGTAAGCAGATCAAAGAAGACCTTGCTGTCTTTTCTGTACAGTCAAACATCGCTAAGGCAAGCGGATCGTTTGCTAAGCCTGACGACTTTGCTAGACTGATTAGCCTTAAGACATTTGGTGATGTGCTGCTTGACGTAACAAACTCTGTTATGATAGACTCAGTGTACGATGAGGAGAAGATCGACAGAATACTTTTAAGCAGCCTTTCAGCACCGACTAGAACAAAGCCTGTTGCGCTTGTAAGGGATACAATAACTGTATTCCCGACAAGCGTAAACAGAATTACAATGCGCTACTACAAGCAGCCAGAGGGGTTAAGCCCCACTACTGGAGCAAGAACTGTTGCTCTACCTATGTTTGGATTTACTTTATCAAATGGTAAAGAAGCTTACAACGCTGCTACGTCAGTAGACTTTGAATTGCCAGAGCACTACACTTCTGAGTTGGTTGTAGAAATGGGTAAACTTATAGGGGTAAACCTTCGTGATAGAGATGTATATGCATATGCTACAGGAGGACAACAAACACAACAAAGACGATAAGAGATGGCAAGAAATTTAGTTACAGTAGATCAAGTAGTCAATGACTTTGTTCTTACGCTAGAGGGTGATGATTACGCAAACAACGCCTCCGACACTCTTATTCACAACTACGCCCTGCGTGGTATTAGGGAGATGGGTTTTGATTTACTTCAAAGAATACGCTCTATAAAGCTTACAGCAGGATCTAACAATACTGTTGAACTGCCAGATGATTTTGTAGACTTGGTAAAAGTAGGTATTGTAGGTAGCGACGGGTTGGTGCATGTGTTCGGAGAAAACAAAAACATAAACTACTCTCAGGCTTACAGAACTGATGCTGCAGGAAACTCCATAGATAGTGATGGGGACGGGGTGTTTGATAGGGTAGACTCCAAAGGTGGGGTAGCTACTGGCGGTGTGTTTGGTGCAGATGACTTCATTGTATTCTCTAACTACATATACCAAAACAACATAGGTCAGATCTACGGTTTAGGTGGTGGGTTTTACGAAGGGGAGTATAGGCTTAACCTAGACCAAAACAGAATAGAGTTTTCTTCGAACAGTAGTGTTAACGAAATAGTAATAGAATATATTGCTGACGAAGCTAGATCAATAAATCCTACGGTACATATCCAGGCTGAAGAAGCTCTTAGAGCATATATCTACTTTAGAATTATAGAAAGAAAGAGTAGCGTCCCCATGGCTGAGAAGTCTAGGGCACGCTCAGAGTACTATAACGAGCGTAGAAAAGCTAACGCTAGGTTAAAGTCGTTTGCTAAAGAAGAGGCTCTTAAAACTATTCGTAAGAACTTTAAACAATCACCTAAGTATTAATGGCTATTGATAAACTAATACCTCAATACCTTAATAAGGATGAGGACGCTAGACTTATTAAAGGAGTGGAGATGTCAGACGCACTTAACGTGCGTGTATCTCATGAGTCGGATGGCGATCAAGGTATATTAAAAAATATCCTTGGCAATACTGCTATAGCAGCAAACTCTGCTGCTGACGCTATACCTACAGGGTCGGGGTTTGATGGTATTAACGTTGTTATAGGATCTGTTGCTAGTGAAAAAGGTAAGTGTATATATTTCTTTTTATGCAATATTGGTGGAACTCACGGAATATATCAGTATAAGCATACTACAAATACATACTTCAAAGTTTATGAGAACAGTATTCTAAACTTTAACTACCTCGACTTTGTAAAGGCTGACGTAGTAATAAATCAGTTTGGGGAACACTTACTGTACTTTACAGACAATAGAAACGAGCCACGAAAGATAAATGCTACACGAGCTTTAGAAGGAGGTTATAGCCCTAGCATTCAAACAGCGGCTAGCGCAGAGCTTTACCTTACTGTGTGTAAGCAACCGCCGCAGACACCTATTACATTTGAGTTTCAAACCGTAGAAGATATTCCTAACAATCTAAAAAACGATCTTTTTCAGTTTACATACCAGTACGTGTACGATGATGGCGAGGTAAGCGCTCTTTCTATGTATTCTCAAATAGCTGCAAGTAATACTCATATGGCGTTTACTGCAGGAGGTCAAGAGTTTTTAGAAGGCTTTGACAATCAGCTTGAGCTAACTGTAACAATGTCTGACGGGCCTGTAAGGAAAATAAGAATTTTTGCTAGGAGAAATAATGAAGGAGCTTTTTTCCGTATCGGAGAAATAGATAATTTTGGACCAGGAACCCAACAGTTTTTGTTCAGAAACGATGGGGTGTATACTTTTGCTCCAGACCAAGAAGTAAATAAACTGTATGACTCTGTTCCAAGAAAAGCTTTTACTCAAGCCATAAGCAACAACAGAATTTTTTATGGTAATTATCTAGAGGGTTTTGATAATATAACTACTGACACTTTTTGCTACCCTGTTTTTTTTCCTGAAACTGCAGCAGGAGGTCTTGTTAATATAGACATAGGTAATGGCCTTGCTAACCTCACTCCCAATGCACTTGATTTTACAAATCAGGGGACAGTTCCTGTTGATACTATTGTTATAAACGGGCAAGTATTAGATCAAACCGATCCATTTACCTCGTACGATACTGCTATACCTTCTGCTAACTTTGGTTTTCAAGAGTATAAATATAAAGTGTATGCGGAGTTTGGTCTAGTTAATCAACACGATAATACCGATAGTCCTTTAGTGTTTACAGGGCCTTTTCAAGACATAGATGTTGCTACAAACATTCAAGACACCTTTGATGCTGATACTGACGGAGTGCATTTTGAAATAGACTTGTCTAACATACAAGAGGTTTTAGAAAACCCTAACCCTGGCAGTATTTCTGTTTCTACGCAATTAACTTGTGATGAGTTTATGATAGCATCTCATGGAAGTTTTAATGGAGCTAACTTTGCTTTTACAACAAATTGCACGGTAACTACGAATCCAAGTTTAGCGGGTAGTGGTACTACTTTTGAGGTTCATTATTTAGATCCAAACAACGAAAGAAACAATATAAATAATTTAATTCCACAATCGCCTGTTACCTTTAATGAGACGATAGCGTATGATGGGTCTGATAGCACGACAGAAGAATTTGCTAATTCTATTTCAAACGGACTTATAGGTGCACTTGCAATAGTTTCTGTTAAAAGCCCGTCTCCCTTTGAATTAAATGAAAGCCCTAATGAATTTCTCCAAATGTACCTTGGAGCCTCTACATGTTTAGACAGAAGTTTAGGGCAGGCGGGGCAAAGTACACTTGGAAGAATTTGGTTGTGGCTGCAGGGAGAGTTAAGGTTTGAAATATATCAAACTTCTTTTCAGCCAGAGACTCAACACCTTAGGTGCAAGGTGAGAATGCAGCTTGCAGATCTTCAGGCTTATAGGGGTGTAGCAGATCAGACTCAAAATGTGGGAGGAGAGACTTTAACCAATAACAGTTTTATTATAAGCGGTACAAGCTTATCAGGTGACGGCACGGTGGGTTCAATGTTTGGAAATTTTGGGTCTGCACAAGGTCAAGTATTTAATGGGGCTCAAATAACATGCAGTATAGGCGGTCAAGATCTTAATGGGTTGGGTGACGTCCTTAGAGATAACCATGCAATAGATGCCCCTGCTGGCGCTGCATTTTTTGATGAAAAAATAACAACATATTGGAGGAATTATGCGTGTAAAGGAGGTGACGTTATTGTTACACAAACAGGAGGTGAGGCCACCCTTTCTTTTAAAGCGGCAGCTACACATGAACTAGGGATTGTCTATTTTGATCATAGAAACAGACCTTCTTCTGTTCAAAAAATAGATGATGTTAACGTGTTTCCATTTGGTCATCATAAAAGATTTGGTAACAATGGGCCTACACATATAGATATAAGAGTACTACACGAACCCCCATACTGGGCTACTAAATGGGCTCCTGTATATGGGTTAAATACCACGTACGAAACAGTTTTACAATTGCCTGTAGCAGAAGCTGCGTTAGGGAGAACAATTACTTTTGACGGGGGGATATATGAAGGTAGTACAGAAAAAATTACAGAAGGGTTACTTAATGGCGTAGACTCTAAGATATATTTATCTATGAGGCCTTTAGAGGGTAAAGTAAATTCTTATAAAGAGTTTAAAGCTAGCCTTAAATCGTATGAATATAAAGAGGGGGATGTCTTAAGGGTCTTAAGATATCGGGATGAAAATAATGTTTTACAAAGACCTAATTTTGATTTTGAAATAACATCGTATAAATTCTATCAAGACAACGATGAAAACCCTATAAAGCTTTCGGACACCTCTATAGATGGAGCCCTTCAGCCTGACGATGAACAAGATTACAGAAGAACGGGATGGTGGTTAAGTATTAAAGACAACAAAATACCTGGCTTTACAAGAAACGATATTATAAACGGGGCTGACTTTTTTTCACAAAGGTGTATAGTAGAAATATATAGGCCTAAACAAAGTGTAGAGCAAAGGGTTTATTATGAGATAGGTAAAAAGTTTGATATAATAACAGTGCCAGAAGGTTTTAGAACACATGGGGGCGATAGAAGTAATTCTGTTTCTCTACCGTTCTTTATGATCTTAAGTGGGTCTGCAAGTAGTTTTTCAACTACCCATAGGCTTTACCGTGGAGACAAGGTAACAACATCAGCCTCTGCATCAGGTCATATATTTATAAGTAATATAATAATGACTGCTCCAAATGAGTTTACATATATAGTACACCCATCGAATCCTCTTAGCACAACTGTTACAGGTTTGGTTGCTGCGCAGGTAATTGATGATGTGAATAACAACAACAGTATATTCCCAGGGGTTATTACATTAGACAGGGGTGACGTTTATTATAGAATCAGAGAAATGCTTGTAAATGGGCAGCAGTCATACCTAGGGGTTTTACAAGATTTAAATTATAAGTATGATCCAAGAAAAGTAGATCAACAAGAGTATGACGCTTTCTTTATAGAAGACTTCAGCGCAAGCGATTTTTTTGATTCTAAAGCTGTAGATATAGGTAGGGCTCACATAGAAATGCCTGACGCTGGAGAGGTGCAAAGAATATCTTCTATAACATATAGCGATGTAACACCAGCTGATTCTTTAAGAAACTTTTATTCAAGTTTCAATCCGTCTTTGTTTCCATTTAAAGACTACAACACATCACATGGTTCTATATGTTACATCGTAGATCAGAACGAAACGATTATGGTGCTTCAAGAAAACAAAGTTGTAAGCACTCCTATAGGTAGAACTTTAATAGAGGACGCTGGAGGTGGACAGTTGGTGACGTCAACAAATGTGTTAGGTACAGATACTTTTTATGCAGGGGAGTACGGTCCAGGTATGCAGCCAGAAAGTGTACAACATGTTTTTGGTAAAGTTTATTTTGCAGATGTTTCTAGTGGCGTTGTTGTAGAAATTAGCGGCAAAGGAATAAAAACTATTAGTTCCGCTAGTATGGAGTCTTATTTTTCTGATAAGTTTTCTGAGCTATCGTCTTTGTCGCAAACCTTAAAACTGCCTGGAGGCTATGATCCAGATAATGACGAGTATATATTAACGATAGCTGATATTCACACTGCTAGGGTTAGCGTGCCCTCTGATCATGGTGGGACATTAAGTACTGTGCAAAAATCTACTGTTTCTACAGCGTCACAATCAAACACTACGTTTAGTGATGGATTGGTAGATGTAGTGTATAAAAAAGGAGGTCAAAATACATGGGAGCTTTGCGCAGATAATTTTCAATTAGATGAGTCTAATTGGGAAGACTCTGGTAATGGCGTAGTGTTCTTAGATAAGCTAGGAGAAAAAGGCAGCGCATATGTAGATACTTCTTACAGGGCAAGCACAAGTTCTATAAGTGTAAAGTTTATGACAGGCAATGGGGCTTTAATAGGTTATGGTTCTTTATCATTAAAAGATAACTCTATAGATATCCCGTCAACTGTAACAAAACAATCTGATGGCAGTTCTATTAACGTTACTATTACGGGTACAGACAATCATGCATCTCCAGAAACGTTGGCTTATTCTACAAAGAAAGAGTTTTGGTTAACATTCTACTCTTTTCTTCCATCGTTATATGAAAATTTACATAATAGATTTTTCTCTTTCCAATTAGGCCAGATGTATAGGCATAATGTTAATGAAACTAGAAATAATTTTTACGGGGTTCAATATTCTTCTACTTTAAATATGATATCAAGGGCTAACCCTAGCGATGTGAAAGTATATGACGCTATGAGTTTAGAGGGAAATTCTTCTTGGAGCGCTGTGGTGTCTAATACAGAACAGACTACAGGCGCTATGGCTTCGACAGAGTTTGAAGAACGAGAGGGTATGTACTACAGGCAAATAGAAAAAGACGCTACAGCAGATTCTACAAACAATACATCTCACAAAGTAGTGTTAGGTCAGGTTGCATCTGTTAGTGGATCTACTGTAACATTTACTTCAAAAATTAGTAACTTGCCGTTTGGAATTGGAGACACTTTGTTTAAATTAGAAAGTTCATCAGAGACAAGCCTTAGCGTTACTCTTGCTTCTGTATCAGGGAGGAAGGAAGTTACTGCTAGTGGTACTGTTTCTAACCTGTCTGCAGGAGATACAGTTATGGCTGTCTCAACAGCAAGTATAAACGGAGATAAAATGAGAGACTACCATGCTCAAGTTGCTTTGACAAATACAGCTACTACACCAGTAGAGTTGTTTGCTGTAAACATGGTGTACAAGTCTTCTCCTTTACATAATAATTCGTCAATTCCATCGCAAAATAAAAAATAAAAAATGACTAACGGAGAAGAAGAACAAAACGGAACTACATCAGAAGAAACAACTACAGATGATAGCGGTAGCGGTGGTGGCGGAGGTGGTTCAGGAAGAAGAGGTGGGATAACACAAGGGCAAGCGTCAGCAATAGCAGGGGGAGCTGCAGGATTAGGCTCGCTTGTTGGAGGTATTGCTGGCATGATGAATCAAGGGCAGTTAGAAGCTGATGCTACAGCTTCTTTAGATGCAGCGTTAGCAGAATTGCGTGAAGCTCGTGCAAGCCAACCGTCTTTATCTACACCGTCAGCTTACTACGAAGGTGTAAAAGGGGCGTATGATCAAAGGCTTTTGCAGATGAGGATGGACGATATAAATAGATCGTTAGCTACTACAACGCAAGCTGCTACACAGTTTGGCGCTAGGGGGTTAGGTGCTTTAGCTGGAGCTACATCACAAGCTCAAAGGTCGCAAAGGGAAGAGGCTCTTACTCAACAGAAGCTTCAGTCTCAAGCTCTTATGCAGTTAGGGGCTGCTCAAGAAAGAACTACTCAGTTACGAGAGGCTCGTAGTCAGCAAGATTTACAGTATGCATACGACGCTAAAGCTTTAGGCGAGGCAAGGGTAGCCCAAGCTAATCAGCAAAGAACACAAAACTTTGCTAACGTAGCTAGTGGTATTGGGGGTATTGCTGGTGCAGCTGTAGGTCTTAGTATGGAAGACGGAGGTATGGTGGGTTACAGAGTGGGCGGTAAAACTAAAGAAGCTCCATTTGTTACAGAAGGGGAGTTCGATCACGACACAAACAAAAAAGCTGTTGTCGATGAGGAAAGCGGAGTAAAGGAAGCAGAGCTTACTGGGGGAGAGTATGTATTTAATCCAAAGCAGTCTGAAACATTATTTAAGTTAGCAAAAAAAGGTGATACTCCGCTGCATAAATATTTATTAAAATTATTACTAAGATTCGAGAAAGATGTCTGAACAAGGTACACGATTTAAAACAGGGTTTTTAGCACCCAACATAGACTACGGAGCTATCGGTCAAGGTGTAGCGGCTTCTTTTGCTAACCCTATTCTTGCTGTAGCTCAAGAAAGAGCTGTGCAAAGGGACGCTAAGATGAAGGCATTAAACCCAATGGGTGCTGCAGGAGAGGCTGTACCAGGACAGATCAATCAAAAGTATCAGGGTGCAGCACAATTGGCTTTGGACATATATCAAGAGGCTGCTACAAATTTTGAGTTAGATCCTAGCGGTGATAACGAAGCGGCTTTTGCACAGGCTAAAAATCAATACTTAAGCATTGTTGAAGACGCTAAGTTTGGGACACAGTTTATAGCTAAGAAAACTGCTGAGATAAAAGGCAACACTGAGCTTGCTGAGCAAGGTCTTTTAGAGTCTAACATAAATGCTATTAACGAGTATGCTGTGCCTCCTGTATATACAAGGCAGGGTAACGTAGTTATGGTTGGGCAAGGTGTTGACGCAAAAGATTATTTTACTTCAGGCATAACGGCATCCAATGCAGACAACTTGTTTTACGAAACAGGATCTATAGTAGGTGATTATAAGTTTTTAGGTAGTGCAGTAGGTAAAGAAGTTTTTAACTCGCAGTTTGCTACTAAAAAAGGCTTGAGCGCCTCGCAAGGTGGATATCAAGAAACGCAAATTGTACCAAACATTAGCCAACCTGTCGTTGTCGGTTTTGACGAGGAGGGTTTTTCTGCAGACGTAGCAGATCAATACAATGTATTTGCTAAAAACAACCGTACTATGTGGAACGCCTCTGCTATGGAGGGGTATAAGTCTATGTACGCAGGCAATAGAGACTTGCAGTCTGGAGATTTAAATGCTATAAACAACACGATGCACCCAGAGCTGTTTAGCTTAAGAAACAGTAAGGGTGTCTCTATATCTAAAGTTACAGGCTTTGAAACTGACGGGACTCCTATATATGCTCTAAGCACAGAAGACATAGAAGCAGGTATTGCAAGCGGTGAAATGCAGTTTATTGACGCTGCAACTGGACAGCCCGCAAGTCTTCCTTCAGGTATAACCATGGATGAAATAAACAACTTTAGAAACGGAGAGACTGTCCATGCAAGAGAATACTACAATACTATACGTGGTCAGTTCCCTCAGGTAGACGAAGATGCTGTAGCAGAAATGCTATCGGGGGCGACGACAGGTCCTACTGGTCTTACTAGAACAATATTTACAGCGTATAACGCTGATGATCAACCAGCTGCAGATCCTACTTTAGCGAATACATATCCAGACATGACTGTAGGTAGTATAGCTAGTGGCGGAAACTTTAAATCTGTAACAGTAAGTAACGTTGGTATAGACGTAGAAAAAGCTATTATAGATTTATCTACAGGGCAAGTGATAGGTTATAAGATTGCTAAAGATCAAGAACTTATAGATAGATTACAGAGTATGCAAGGCCGTACACAAAGCCAAACAGATTTGTTAGCGCTGCTTACGGAAGAGGCTGATATATACGTAAACTCTGAAACAGACAGCGCTGCATTTAATAACATAAAGCAGCAGCTAGAAGGACAGGAAAGGACAGGTAAGGCTTCTACATACAACACTTTACTAGGTCAAGCTATGAGTCAGCTTGGCCCTATCCTTCAACAGCAAAATCAAAGCCAATCAAATCAAAACATAAACAACTTAAACCAAGGAGTTGGAGGAGCAAATCCTTTAGAAGAAGGAGGTGTAATTCCTGGAGGGACCAATGGTGATGACGAGACAAACGGTGATCAAAAAAAAAAGAACGGTGATCAGAAGATGAAGTATGATCCAGTTTCAGGGAAAATGGTTCCAGTAAAGGAGAAAGACTCAGAAGAGTTAAAAACTGTTGTAAACCCTAACATGAGATATGATTCAGTTTCAGGGAAAATGGTTCCAGTAAAGGAGAAAGACTCAGAAGAGTTAGAAACTGTTGTAAACCCTAACATGAGATATGATCCTGTTTCAGGGAATATGGTGGAGATAACCGACGAAGAACAGATAGATGAGCCTGTTATAGAAGATATTCTTAATCGACCATTAGCTCCTGAAGTACTCCCAGGTAAGGAAGCAGGCCCTATAGATACTGGTGTTGAAACGCCAAACCTTCTTGCTCAAATAGTTTCTTATAACGAGCCTACAAGAAAAGAAAAAAGAAAAGCAAAAAGGAGTCGTAAAAGAGATGATAAAGACATAGCTAGGATGACTAAGGAAGCAGGGGGGCAGGAAGTTATTGATGAGTTTAAGCAAGAGTTCGAGGAAACTTTAGCAGAGCAAGTCGCTTTAAACGCTGAAAATAAAAAAGCTGAAATTGAAGCTGAGGCAAAGCGTATTGAAGAGCAGAAAGCTCTAATTGCAAATGGCTTAACAATGTCTGATGAAAAAATTACTGAGTTTATGGGGGGTTATTTACAGGGGCTTGTACCAAATCCATTTAATCCTGACAACCAAGAGCAGTATGATAATGCAGGACTTTTAGCTCAAGGCTCAGATACTTATGAGTTTGATTTGGCTAATATGATTTTAAGATTTGGAATGCCAGGAGAAGGAACAGAGCACTACGAAGCTGCGCAAGCTCTTGACATAAACAAGTATGGAATTACAACAGCAGAGTTTGGTGCAGCAATGCCTAACACGGCTACTCTAATTAATAGAGGAGCACCATTAAGTGATTTTATAGACTTTAATGAGTCTAAAGAAAAGCAAGCTCTATCTCTTCTGACTAACGTATTTAATTTAGGGGAAACAGAAGGAGATATAGTGGAGGATATTGAGCAGATGTTTTTAAATGTAACAACGGCAGATCCTACTAACCCTTTATTTTCAACGGAAGCAGAAGCTCAAACTTATTGGGATAATTCTGTAGATCAATTAGCAGAAGAAAAAGCTCTTAAATACCAAGATTATAAACAAGAAACAGATACTACTTTAAAAGCGGCGAAGAAAAAAGAATATTATAACGTTGATCCAGTAATGGCATGGTGCGCTATTTTCATTGGTGATTTAATGTTGCAAGCTGATCCAGAGCAAGATATTCCTCAGGATGTAAGTGGAGATAGATTTGGTGCTGTTAGAGCGAAAGCTTATGCAAGTGTAGGAGATAATATTTTTGATAATCCTAGCCTAGATATTCAAGATAACAATGATCAAATTATTACATCTGCAGGAGCTAGAGTAGGAGATGTTGTTGTGATGAAAAATGAGTATGGAGGAAATCACGTTGGTTTATATGCTGGTATGACAGAGGATGGGGATGTATTACTTTTCGGTGGTAATCAAGGTGATAAAGTTTCTTTAATAAGAGTAACTCCATTTGAGATGAAGTATAAAAACGCAAAAGAAACTAAAATGGAAAATGGGGTTCAAGTTGAAAATGACACAGTTCGCACAGGAATTATTTCTATTAGAAGAGTCACTGCTCCTTTATTAAATCCAGCAGAAGCTGAAGCAATAAGTATATTAGCTGTACAAGGAGGTGCTGTTGCTCCAGAAGGCGAATCAACTAGATAATTAAATAAGCATGAACGGATTTACAGAATATCAAAACAATATATTCAATATTGTAAAGGACGCTGGATACGTAGGAACCCAAGATCAGCTGTTTGATATGATGCAACAGCAGACATATTTTGACAGTACGTTTAATCTTGTTAGACAAGCTGGCTTTGAGGGTAACGAAAGGGATTTTATTTTCTTAGCTGGCGTAGCCCCAAAAAAAAAAGATTCAGCGCTATCGGCAGAGTACTCTACTCTATTAGGATATGGTGTAGAAGGTGGAGGTTTAGATGTTCCAACGGACAGTACTATTGCACCTTCACAAAGGGAGAACGATCTGTCACGATTGGCGTCACGACAAGAGGCTCTTCAAGGTGATTTCTTTGAGGGTATATTCGGGAGTAGAACAGATCCCATAGACGGTGATAACTTTACTGGTGTAGGCGGATTAAGGTCAGAAGAAAAGGATAGATTCCATGAGCAGTCTAGGTTGGACATTGCCGAACAGTTTTCTTCTGAATCCGTTGGTAACGGTTTTGTTGCCACAGAGGGAGACTTAAGTAATGTAGATTACGAAAACTACCACTTAGCAAAAAAATGGTTAACAAGCAGAGGAATAGAGTTAGGCACTCCCGTAGGACCTGGTGATATTGCTAGCTTTAGTAACGAGATTTATGATACATTTAGAACTAACTCTTATGTAACCAACACAGGCACAACAGCGGATAACTTTGAAGCTATTATTCAAAACAGTGGATTGCTTATGGAGGATGCTAACTCTACTTTAAATGTAGAGATGAGGAAGCAAGCTATAGTTTCTAATACATTTGACATAGGCACATATAGTAGTGCTGTTGTAGCTGAGGTGCCTACAATAGATACCGAAGAGGGAGCAAGTTTTTTTTATGAGCCACACCTTAATGAGTTTAACACATCTTACATTCCCACCAATGAAGAAGAGTTAACTTTAGCTCAGGGAGGGATGCCAGAAAAGCTAAACACTTTTGAAAAGGCATCTGAGTACTATAGTGCTTTTGGAAAAGAGTTAACAGCAGAGGAGTACAATAAAGTCGCTGGATATTACACAGCTAGATCTGAGGTTATAGAAGCTTTAGATAATAAAGGTAAGGTTCAATCTCACATAGAAATTTTTGTAGATGAATTTTCTGCAGCTACTACTAGGGCTGAACAAGAGGCTGTTTTAAATCGAGAAAGAGATCGTGAAGCTACTGTTATATCCACATATAACGAAGCAAATGAAGTGTTAGGAATAGAGAGAAGAGCTTACGATATTTTTGATGTGGTTATGCAAATGTCTATGGACGAGGTGTTTATGAATGGCGATACTGCAATAAATAGATATAGACAAAGCGCTGAGTATTATGGGAGGAAGTTAGATGACGTAACATATTGGAAAAACTTATATGCAACAGGGGGCATGATTGCTTATGGGTTTATTGATTTAGGTAATATGATAGGACTTACTGACGCAACTTCTGAAAGTATGCTTCTATCACAAAAAATTAGGGGTGGAAATCTGATAGCAGGAGGAGGGTTTAGAGACATATACGGAAGGGAGTTTGAGCCTGACATGTTTACTTGGAATGAGCTTGCTGCAGCTATGGATCAAAACAAAAAACTAAGAGAGGGTTTAAGTCTTGAAGAAATAGAGAGAGGTATTTTTGGAAATATTACACTTGGACCTTATCATAATGAAAAGGCAGCAGCTACATTATTTTTAGATGGCGTTGCAGCTGCTGTACCTCAGATTGCTGGACAAATAGTTCTGACGGTTTTAGGCGCTCCAGAGGTAGCGTTAGTTGGTTTTGCTGGAAGTACTACAGGAAGTGCGTATAGCGATATGAAAGACAATCCAAATTTAACTATGGCAGAAAAGATTTTATACTCTTCTCTCATGGGTGGGTTTGAGTATGTGTCAGAAAAAATATTTATGAAGCAAGAGGTTATCTCTGCCAATGCTATACGTAGAATGTTTGGCATAGGAGTAAAAGATATTGCCCAAGAAACAGTAAAGACAACAGCAAGGAAGGGGGTGTTAGGAGCTATAGGGACAGGTTGGAGAAAAACTACGGGAAATAGAGTGTTTAAGTTTTTTGAAGAGGGTATAGAGGAGGGGTTGGTTTCTTTTGCAAGTCAGCACCTTACTAATTATGCTGAACGTACAGCTTTAGATAGGGAGATTTCAAGTTTACAAACAAGGTTAAATACAGAAGACATAGCTGATGACGTAGCGTCTAATTTAAGATCACAGATAGCAGGTAAAGAAATAGAGAAAACTAATATAAAGTATAACTATATTGAAACCCTTGATGCTTTTGCTATAGGTACTGCAGCAGGAGGTATACAAATGGGTATTGTAAGAGCGCCCTCTTATATAGCTTCGAAGTTTAATTTTAAAGATCAACTAGCTTTAGAAAATAAATATGAAGCTTTACAAAAAAAATTAGCCAAAGAAACAAACTCTGAAAAGAAAGCTCAGATAAAACAAGAGATGCTTGAGACGCAGGACCAGATGTGGAGGGTGTCAGCTAGAGACATGGCTTTTTTAGCAAATATTACTGATGAGGATCTTACGGAGATAAGTGGGTATAATACTCGTATCAGAAAAAATAGAAGGAAAGCTTTTGATACTAGAAAAAACTTAGAGGAAGCAAGAAGCCAAGGCAACGAGGATGCTGTTGCTGTGTACGAAGCAGAGCTTTCAGCTTTACAAGCAGATACAAAACAAGCTTTTGAAGCTAAGTTTAATATAGAAGGTAAGTACTCACAGAATCAATCTTTCCTAGATCAAAACTTAGAAGATCCTGAAACTCAAGCTGTTATAGATGAGGTGGGTAGAGTAGATCCAGATATAACAGATTACGGGAGAGTGAGTAGAGGAAATTCAGTAGAGCTTACTGGTGAAAATGCTAACAGCGTTATAGATAGAATTATTAACGCTGGTAAAATTATATCTACTAAGTTTTCTTCTCGTGAAGAAATTATACGTGGACTTCAAAACGTAAAGAAAGTAATACAAACTGTCGTAGGTCAGGGAGGTAAGGTTTTCATTCATGGTACAGCTAAAGCTTTTGAAAAAGCTACAGGGGCAGATGTATCAAGAGGTATTCATCTAAAGGATGGCAATCAAGTGCACCTTTTCTTACCTGCTTTAAAAGCAAATACAGCATACCACGAAGCTTTTCACTCTGCTGCTATGCAGATCGATGAGAAGCAAGGTGCAGGGACAGCGTTGCGTAAGCTTGCACGCCAGTTTGCTATGGCTTTACCTAATGCTAAAAGATATTTAGCTTTTATTAGCGAGTACCTTACTGAAGAGCAACAGGCTTTATCAGAGGTAGCTGTAACAGACGAGCTTGCTAGAAAGTTGTTGTCACAAATCGTAGAGCAAAATCCAGAAGCTGCTAAGGAACTTGTTATGGAGATACTCGCTGACATCACTAACGGTGATTTGTCAGCGGAGTATAAGCAAGGTCTTATCTCATCACTAAAAAATTATGTAGGTAGATTGTTTGGTGCAGAGTTTAAAAACCCTACGTTAAAGAACGTAGCTGACGCTATTAAGTTTGTTACTAGCACTATGGCAGAAGGCTTTGGTGTTGCTGGCATGCAAAGGCTAGCCGAAGCTACTGAGGGGCTGAAAGACGTACCAACAGTAACCACTGATGATGAGGCTGAAGAAGCTCAAGCAGAGCCGACGCCTGATCCAGCAATAGCTTCTGAGGTAGAGTCTTTAAATGAATCTGAATCAAATGACAATACAGCAGAGGAAGGTAAGAGCGCACAGAAGATTGTAGAAACTGTAGCTGACATGCTTACAGAGGATGGGTTTACCTTGGTTATGGAGGGAAAGGGTAAGAACAAAAAGCTTGTTTTAAAACGATCTAAGCAAGTCAACTTGTTTAAGATGAAGAAGGATGAGATAATTAAAGTTCTTCAGGATAGCGGTATGAAGAAAGAGCAGGCAGAAAAAACATACAAAAATGCTGTTCAGTTTGCTAGGGGAAGGAGAGCTGCTAGGAAAGAGTCAGCTAAGATAGCCTCTCAAGCTAGACGTAGACAAGGCAATCTATCTACAGAGGCTAAAAATCTACGTAAAGAATTGCAAAATCTTAAGGACAAGTCTAAAAGTTTGCAGGAGTTCTTTAAGAAAGCCCAGGCTCTTATCAAAGAACGTATGAAAGATAGGAAGACGTCTAATAAGTTTAGTGCTACACAGCTAAAAAGCTTTTTCGCTATAGCTGGGCAGATGGCACGAACTTCAGCTAAGAAACTTTCTGAAAACGATCTCGATATTATAGACTCATTCCTCGATAAGCTAGCTACTATATTCGATAAGCAAGATGCAAGGAAAGCGATGGACGATCACCTTAACCTTGTTAAGAGTATGCGTAGCCTGCAGAAGACTTTGGTTAGAAAGTCTAGACAAAAAGACTTTGGAGCATACCGTGCTCTTGCAAGAATTGTAGCTGGGATAGACGCTTCGCTTATCCCTGTTGATCAAATGCAGTCGTTCTCTGACTTTGTTAACGACGTCAACAACAGTATGAAGAGGGCTAGGTTTAGCAAAGACGAAGAAGGTAATCTCGTTGTAACAGAGTCAAACCTCAAAGAAGTAAAATCTATGATGGCTATAGCTACAAACTTTAAAGCTATAGAAGAAACAGAAAGGGATGCAAACTTCAGAGCTAGGGCAACAAAAGCTGTTGAAGCGGCAAAGAAAGCTGGGAAGTCAACGACGTTTGCAGAAGAATATACAGCTCTACTGGAGAAGTATCAGAGAAGTAGGCTAAGCCCTACACGTAAGAAGATTGAGGATACAGCAAAGAAGCTAGGCCTTGACGTAAACAATGTGCAAGATCTAGAGGTTATACTTGATGAGCTGGCTAAGGATAGTGCTGAGTTAGCAGAAGATAAAAAGGAACTTATTTTATCTGACGCCATCATCCCAAGAGTTATGGCTAACCTTGAGGAGTTGCTGCAGGGAAAG